AATTGCAGAATTATCTCCAAATTTATAAAGAGCATTAACACCAGGTATCTTACCTGCTGCAACATCTAAACTAAAAGGTAGTTCTCTATTTACATTATTACATCCTTGAGACACTAACAACCTCCTCTACTTAAAAACCAGGTTTGTCTTTCTACCTGTTGTCTAAGCTCTTCTTGAAATGTGGTATTCAATTGATCTTTAACTGTACGAATAGCTTGAGCTATTTGCCTTTGATTTTCTTCAGTATATACTGGTGTAGGTTCTGGAATATTTACATTTACTTTTGCCATTATCTCATTCCATCAGGTTGTACATCTGCTCTAAAAGTTCCAAATCTCCAATTTTGATCTGTTGATGTATTTGCGATTTTTAAATTAGCAAATCTTGATCTTGCCCTTGTATCAACTTTTTCTGTAGAACTATTAATAGTAAAAGGGCCGAGGGGCGAGGAGCTTGAAGTTGCTGACGGGTAACGTCTTAAATTTATTGTCACTTGAGCATCTCCAGTAAGTAATTTAAAGTCGGGTACAAATCTTCTCATGCTCATGAAAAATTGACCATCGCCTCCAGTTGATAAATCAAAATCTCCAGATTGTATAAATGCAGGAATTGCTGTTTTATTACCTGCAGAGTCTACTTCATTATTACCAATTTCGTGAGCATAATAAGTAGTAGCACCATTTAAATTTGAAACACCTTGAATAGTTGGAAACGAAGGAGTTCCTGATGAATTGTATTCTGTAGCATATGGATTATCGTATAATGTTGCATCTGCCCATGTCGTTCTTGCTAATGATCCTGTTGTCCAAACTTGTTCTGCAAAATTATAAGTTACTACTCTATCTATATTGTCTGATCCGTTTTTAGGATAAAACCAAGATATTTCTTCATAAAGATGATTTATACTTGAGTAAATTATTTCACCGTTTGTATAGTTAATACCTAAGTTATCTCCTTTATTTGTAAATACAAAATCTTCTACTAAACATGGAACTGATTTAACTGTACCATCATAAACAAAGAATCCTCCTGCTTGACCCATCCACCAAACAGCTCCATTAGCGTATGTTAATGCATGTTGTCCAATTAAACCACAATTACTTCCTACTTGTCTTATTGAAAAAGTAAATGGAGGCCCTACAAATTGCATAACGTAAGCAGATGTATCTGTGAGTATTAAAATATAATCTTTTGCTTTTACAGCACCTACAATTTTTATACCAGAATCTAGTCTAAATGTACCTGCCGTATTTACTGAAGTAGGTGTGTAGTCACTAATACTTTCTTGATCAGAAAATCTAATAAACATTCTATCTTGAGTATTTGCTGTGCCTATAGTTGTTTCAGTGCCTAACATAATAAGATGTCTATCTCTTTCTGAAACAATAGACATAACTGAATTTGTAGGAGCTCCACTTACAACAGTAGCTCTAGTTTGTAATGCTGAAGCTGAAGTGTTAATTGGATCCCATTCAAATGTTTTTCCGTTTTTTATGGTAGCTATTAATTTTTGTCCCCAATTATCTAACGACCATGATGCAGGTTCTAAAGTAACAGATCCTGTAATTGAAGCTTGTCCCCAAGCAGTAAAATACTCTACAGACGCACCATCAGAATGAGCTGATCTTGTTCCAGAAACATCTCTTGTAATACCTGTTAAATCATTTCCAGAAATACCTGTATAAGAAATAAATTCTGCCCCTACTTTAATAGTTCCGCTTGTTGGTAATCCAACTACAGAATTAAGTGTTATAGATGTTCCGACTCCTCCAGTTCCATTCGTGTCATCAAGTAAAGCACCATTTAACGTTTGAATTACAGAAGAAGAGCCACCCCAAGATGATGTTCCCCAACCGTATCCAGCAGAAACCGTCAATGGGCCAACTTTGACATAAGGATTTATAGTTGCAGAACCACTAGCGGAAGTAGTTGCTGATGCAGCTGAAGCCATTGTTATTGTAAAAGTATCGTTTGTAGGAACGGATACAACTTCAAAAGTATTTGTTTCAAAATCATCAGCTACATAACCTGCTCCCACAGGTGGGGTTACAGAAGTAAATGTAAATAAATCGCCAACTAATAAATCGTGTGCTGTTTTATTGACTGTGACTGTTGCTGAAGTATTTGTAGTATCAAAAGTAGCTCCTGTGATAGCTGTATCTAAAGGTGTTATGTCAAAGAATCCACCTTCGTAATAAATAAATAAACCTCTATTTGTACCTAAGGCTGCATATCTTCTTCCGTCTAAGTCTGCCCAAACATGCTGATCTCTGACAGCTCCGACTAATGTTTGTGAAGTAATTTGTTGCCATCCACCTATTTTTTCAGGTAAGCCATATCTAAATCTTACAAAGTCACCATCCGTCCACTGCCCTTCGGCACCAACTTGAGTAACTTGTTTATTAAATCCAGGCCTTATTTGTACATTTGTTAATGGCATGGCTCATTATACCTTATATTCTATTCTATTTAAAGTTAAGGCTTATTTAGATTCTATCTCAGTATTATCATAGGTTAAAAGATTTCCTAACGAAGGATCTTTTTCAACTATTTTTCTATGAAATTCGCCTACTATTCTAGATAACACATTAATGAAATGCTTAGAATTTTTTAAGTCTAATTCAAGACATTTTTTGTCATTCATGATTTTTAATTCATCTTCATTAAAGTGAATTTGCATTATATCTTTATCAAATTTAAACTTCATGTTGTCCTAAATAATTCCTTTTGTCATAAACAAAATTTTTAAATTCACCATCTTTTTTAACATAATGTAAAAATATTTGAAAGGCATGGTCACCATCATACTCATTTCTCCAATGTTTAAATTTAGATCCTTGATATAAAATACCATCTCCTTTTTGAATAATTACTTCTTCTCCATCAATAAATAAAGGCCAAGTTTTATCTTGACTTACAGTTATACTCACAGTGTACTCACATGATGCTCTATCAGTGTGTGGAAGAAGTGAAGAAAATTTTGTATAAATTCTCCAATAGGTATAAGCTGGAAGAAGTTGTGTATTCAATTTATCTTCAATTATTTTTTGTTTTGTTAGCAATAAAGCATCAGTAATTTCTGACCCATAACATCTTGTTTCTCCAAGTTGAGTTTGTTCTGTATCAAAATTATTACTGTTATTTCTATGAAATATTTTTGCATAATTCCATAATAAATCGACTTCAGAAGAAGATAATATATTTTTTATATAAATAAATTTATTTAATTCACCCATGATACTATAACAAATCTAGTTCCCTTAGTTACTGTTTGTGCTGAATGTGGAAACAAATAATTACTAGGCCAAATTACAGCTTTTCCCACCTCTGGTTTAATTTCTTTAATTTTAGTTTTGCCATTAGGTTCATAAAAAAATAAACTACCACCTTCATAATCATTGTTTAGAAAAATTATCACAGAAAATTCTCTAGGTGCTGCCACAGCATTATTATCATGGTGAACTTTATAAAAGCCTCCTTCTTCATACTTTAAAAGAGTTACTTCTAATACTTTGTGTAAGTGCACTGAAATTTCTTTTTCTCTACAATATTCATTAATTTTATTTTTTATATTATAACAAATAAAATTAAACCATTGAGTTTCTGTAATACTTTTATTTTGATTTAAATTGTAATTTTGAGCATTTCTTGTATTTTTATTAATTAAATTATCCTCTTTTTTTCCTATAATAGCAGCCTCATCAAAATTTTCTTTTGAAAAAATTCTAAGTATTGTTGAAACTTGTTTAGGACTTAAAAAATTTTTATATTCTTTAATAAAACTTTTTATTTCCATGACTTTTTTGTCCATTTAAATTTTTCATAAAATCTACTAAGAGTTTGACTAAATCTAAAATGATTTTTTTCATTTTCATCTTGATTGTTTTCTTCAATAGCCATCTTCCACTTTTCAATTTTAAAAGGAAAAACACAAGCAATCGGAGTTCCTTTTTCTAAAACCCAACTACCTTCTTTTTTAAAAATAGTAGGAAAATTTGTAGGAATATTATGACCATAATCAACAATGCCTGTTATTATTTCAAACCTATCATCAGGTCTATTTATAGGAGGCATGTAAATAGCACTATAGCCTTTTGGTAATGTAATTGTCCAAGGGTTTAAAATTTTATAAATCGGATACCCTTTGTTTTTTTTAATGAAGGGACACTCATCCCCTCCAACTTGTTCCTTTGAATGTAATTCATTTCCTCTATTTATATTTAATTTTCTGAAATGCGAATCATCAATTGTTGGACTTACTTGAATCCAAGTTCCTATTTTTTTCTCAAAAGGATGCTCCATGTGAAAATTAATTTTTTGGTCTATTGTATTTTTTAGAATATAACCAGCTAGCAAAGAATCTAAAAAAGGTTTACAAGCTTTAATTGATCTAAAAAAAGGATCATTTACATTTGACATTTTTTTATACCAATCTGCTATGTGCATTTTAGCAGGTTCGGGATAAATGCTTTTGTCTGATAAAATTAATTTAGGTGCTTTAAATTTAATTATTTTTTCATTCATTAAAATTCCATCAAAGATAGAATAGATATACCATTATTATCTAATGCGTCAATCCAATTTCTAGCTTCGATAGGGAATGAAAGATTGTCTAAATTTATAGCCTTTAGTGTTGTTAATGTTGTATTCCAAATAGCAGGAGTATTTTCATATTTTTGAATAGTTTTTTCCATTTTAGAAATAACATTATTTAAATTTTCTTGAATATTTTCTTTAGAAACAGATACTAAAGGTCTATTAACATCAACTAATTCATTAACAGATCCTTGTTCAACTGAAGTAAACTCTTTTACTTCTTTTTTAATATCATTTGCTATTTGATCTGTTATTTGTTCAGATTGAGGGTAACCATTATTAACCCAAAAATTTTTTGATTCATCATCTTCACAAATTCCTGCAAAATATCCTAAGTTATTTTTAATAATGTGTTTTGCCATAATTTTAAGTTCCTGAGTTATCTAATATTACTAAATATCCTGGGTTTCCTGGTTGACCATTTAATACAGGAGGAGAACCAAGACCTCCATTACCAGCAGCATCAAAATACATTGCTGGAGCCGTACCAGATACACTTGCACCTGGAGCAGTTCCTGGGTTTCCTGGGTTTCCACCATTGTATCCTCTTTGTCCACCATTACCACCGTTTGCAGTAGCACTTAGAGGTGAGATTCCACTTGCAGCTCCTGGTTGACCATTTTGTGTAGGACTTCTTGGGCCTCCAGATCCACCTTGTCCTGCGTTAAAAGAATAAGGTGTTCCACCTGTTACAGCTGTAAAAAAGAAACCAAAACCTCCATCTCCGCCAGGCCCTCCTGGCGTTCCCCCATCAGCTCCTCCGCCTCCACCGCCTCCGCCTAAAGCGTAAATTGAAGCGTTGTTTGCAGCAGGGTTAGCTGTGTAAGTTCCACTTCCACTAAGTTGTGAAACTTTTAAAACATCAATAGCACCACCAGCAGAACCACTTGCTGCAGATGTAATTCTACCTTGAGCGTCAACAGTAATGTCAGCAGTTGTATATGAACCTGCAACTACTGCAGTATCAGAAAGTTTGTCTGGAGTAATAGCGTCATCGGCAATTTTGGCTGTAGTGATTTGTAAATCTGAAACTTTTGAAGTAGTTACTTGGTTGTCACTAATTTTAGCCGTAGTGATTTGGTTATCACTAATTTTAGCCGTAGTTACTTGGTTGTCACTAATTTTTGCGGTAGTGATTGCATTGTCTGCAACTTGTGCAGTACCGATAGTTCCACCTAAAGTATCTAAAGCTATTTCATTTAAATTTGTTCCATCAGAATAAGCAGCAACAATTTTTGCTTCTCCTGCAGTAAATCCTGTTCCACTTACAGTTTTGATTGTAAGATTTGTTACACCAGTTACAGCAGATAAATCAAAAATATAAAATTTTTCAATTGTGTCTGGAATTGTTACAGTTGATGCTGTAGTTAAAGTTCCAGTAAATTTAATAACCATATTTCTTGCATTTGAGATAGTTGCATCTGTCATTGCAAGAGCAACAGTTCCACCATCAGATAATGCTATCGCTTCATAACCAGCGATTGCTTGTTGAATAAGATTTAAGTTTTCGTTAGTTTTGTCACCCCATTGACCAGCGTTTTCGCCAGTTACCATTAATTCTAGTTTTAGATCTGTAGAATAACTTGATGCCATAAAATTTTTCCTTTATTTAATTATAACTCCTTAGGCTGCTAAATCAACCTCTGTCCATGTTACAGGGGTTCCAGTGTTAACCTCAGCCCATGCAATAATATTAGGCGACACAGTAGAGATTGTCAAGTCTATGCCTGTAGGAATAACCACTGCTGATCCAACTCCTGTAATTTGACCTACAGAATATGTAGCCGAAGATCCTGTTGCATCATATTTAGATACTGGAGTAATGTCTCCTACTGATCCTGTTAAAGCAATACCTGTTAATGAAACATTAGCATTACCAATTTGATCACTATTCCCTATATTTAATTTGGCTGATACACCTGTTACAGGAACTTCTAATAGTAAACCTGCCTCAGCATCTCCTATTTCAATTGATTGTGATATTCCAGTTACATTAACATTTGCATGTCCCTCTAATGTAACTGTGCCTAAATCTTGAGTTAATAAAAAACTATGTGCAATTTCATGATCTGAGTTTGCTGAAGTTCCTACAGGTTCAATAGCTGTTTGTAAAGAATTACCATCAACTGATACAACAACATCTGTAAATGCGTCTTCATTACCTGTAACTGCCGATAAGGAAATACCTTGTAATTGAACAGAATAATTATCTCCCCAAACAAAACTTCCCCAAGTTTCTCGACCCCAACCTTCTCCTATTAAAAACTCCTCATCAATTGTAGCTGTTCCAATATCTGTAGAAGAAGATATACCAGAAACAGGAACACCTATTCCTATTCCTTCATTACCTGTAACAACATTGATTTGTATACCTGTTGGAGAAACTTCTGCTGATGCACCTGCAACAACATCTTCTATTGAGAATGTAGCGGATATTCCAGATACATTTATATTAGCGTTAGCTGAAGTTGTAGATGTACCTATTGAAGTTGAAGCGGCAACGGATGAGACTAAAACGGTTTCGTCAGATAGGTCTCCCCAATCTGATGCACCCCATGTTTTATTACCCCATCCTGTTGCCATTTCATAACCTAATCAAATTACGATATTCTTATAATCGCTTGTGTATCGTTTGCATCAGGGAACTGTACTGTGAAAGTTCCTGCTGTTGCTGTTTTGTCTCCACCAAAGTCTAATACCGCAACTGCTTTTGCAGCTTCAGATGTATTATAAATTAATGCACCTCTTGCAGTTAAAGTTACTCCTGTGAAAGATAAGTCATTGAAATCAACAAATGCAGTTGTTCCATTAACTGATACTAAAGCATTAACTAATGCTCCACCGCCTGCTACGTACTGACCTGTATCTCCGACTTGCCCAGCGATTCCCACTGCGTATGAAGTTGTGTCAGCACCAATTGAAGCTGATGAATCATATAATGCTAATTTAAAAACATCACCTGTTGAAGGTGTAAAGTCATGTAAACCCTGTAAAGTTTGTTCTTTAAAAGAATTACATATTGCGTTAGTTGTAATTGCCATATTTTCCTCCTATAAAATTTGTTTATGGCGATGGAGAAGGAACCTTAATTCTAGGAACCCCTTCATCGTATTCTCCTCGTCTTCTTCTTCCCATTTGCTGTAATGCAAAACCTTGCATACTATCATCATACTGGCTTTTATAGAGGTTGTACATATCTGCAGGGCCTTTTAAGTAAGAAAAACATTCTTTTAAAACACCATATAATAGTAAGCCATCTTGATAAGTTGAAAGATAAGTAGAATTCGTTGATGTAAAGTGTTTTGGATCTATAATAAAATTCAATTGTACTTGATAAGTTGAATCAGGAGTTGGTGCTACAACCGCATTAAAATCGTCCCACATTGCATAATATTTTGGTAATCCTGTTGCACCAGAATTATTATATTCAGATATAAAACTTGTGTCTCTTTTTTCTAAAAAGTATCTATCACCAGATCCATCAAAAACTTGTATAGATCGAACTACAACACAATCAGAAGGTAATGATATATATCTTTGACTTGCAACAAAATTAGAAGTTGAATATTTTCTTAAATCATCATAATCAACTTTAGCTGCTACATCTAATTCTACTTGCCGTATGAATTGATCAATAATAGAATCAGTTAATACATTAGAGTCTACTTCAGTATAGTTTCTTACTTGTGTTAAAAAATCTGAATAACTAATTGCCATTATGAAATCTCCACCGTTACTTGACCAATGTTAGAAATTGCTTGTCTACCTCTATTTTGTGCAGATCCATCATCTGGTTGCATACCTGTAGAACTAAAAGCAAAATCTCCTGGTAATGTTAAATTAGCTACAATTCCACCACCTCCACCAGATAAAACTGTAAAAGTTTGTGGTCTTGCGTTCATTAATGCTACACCATCTGCTCCTGGATTTCTAGGATCTAGCTGAGGATGTTTGGGTTCAAATTCTGATATATGTACTAATGCTCCTGTCCATTCTTTAACCATTTCTCTATATGGAAAAGCTTGACCAGAACGATCAGATATCGCTTGTGCATATTTTCCTGAAGCTCTAGTTGCCATTATACTCCATCTCCATAAAATGTTTGAGGTGAGATGTAAACTGAAGTTCTTTGACCATCTTCATTTAATGCTCTTTGTAATTCATCTTCGTAAGCTAATCTTAAAGCTTGGGTTGAATTTGGATTACTTAAAAATGATAAATAGTATGCTAGACCAGAAACCATACATGGAATAAATCTATAAGCTATGTCTGCAGTATTTGTAAAAGCTCCTGCATCTTCAATTCTGTTTATTGTGTAATATTTTAAATGAGTATAAGTTGATGCGTCTGGTGCAATGTATAAATTAATAACTGGTGTTGTTTGTCTATCAACAAAATATTGAGAAGGCTGTCCTTGTGTGCCTTTATTCGGTAAAGCACTATAAGCTGACCTATCTATTTTTGTTAAAGATATATCATTTGTTGATGTAGTTATTCCTGAAGTAGTTGAAATATAAGCTTCTAATACATCTGATACATTTGTTGGAACGGTATATGATATTGTACCAGCAGTTAAAGCTTGTGTTTGTAATTCAACTTTCCAAAGATGAACGCCACGATTACCCCATTCTGAAAATAAAATATTTAAATTTCTTCTTGCTCTTTTTAAATCATTACCTGAATTTGTTCGAACTCCGCATCTATTAAATGACTCTTCAATAATATCATCTATGTTTAAATCGAATGCTGTAGTTCCTGAAGTAGCCATGCATATCCTTTATTACATTAAGTCTTTATAATAATCCATTGATTTACCTGGAACTAAATTTTCATCTTGTAAACCCATACCAGATTGTCTAGCAGCTCCATAACCTTTTTTCATTTCTCCACCCATAGCTTTATTTTTCACTACATCTCTTACGTCTTTTGCATCTGGGAGTTTAATTGATTTTACATATTTAGAAAATTTATCTTCTGACTTTTTACCACCTGTAGCTTTCATTTTACCCCCTGTAGCTTTTTTTATAGGTTTTATTTCAGGTTTTTCTCTTCTAATTAATTTAAAATCTTCACCAGATATTTTACCATCTTTGTTTTTATCTAATTTTTTTTGACCACCTTTAAGCATTTGTCCTCCTTTATTATATTTTTTCATCATACCACCACCCATTTTTTTAGTCATACCTTGAGCTTTAGTACTTTCCATTCTTTTTTCTTTTTCAGAAAAAACTTGTTGAGGACTTCTTCCTTTTAATCCTTTATCACTTATTCTTCCTGATCCTTCTTTAGAATAACCTCCAGGTACTTTTTCAATAGATCCGCCTGTTGATTTATTTTTAGGTTTTATTTCTTTTGGTTTTAAAGGTTTACCACCTTTTCCTGTAGGTTTGACTACAACCATAGTAAATGTGTATTTTTTCTTACTCATAGATCTATCATACCCCCATAGTATTTCTTTGTAAATGTACTAACATTTGTAGGTTTTCC